GATAATCCTGTAGGTGGTGGAGTTCCATCATTTCGAGCACCCCATGCAACTGCATCTTCTAAATTCTTTTTAAATAGATCTTGATCAGCTTTGGTTACTATCTTTTCAGAACCAAGTGCTGAGGTCTTTGCTGCTTTAACTGCACTACCAGCACCTTTAGTTCCAAGTAGGGCAAGTCCTAAGTCAGTACTTCCAGATGCAAGCCATCCAAGAAATTCATTTTTATATGCTTGGTTTCTTTGCTTGTCATCAAAGACGTTAAAGTCTTTATCCATGAACGTAGGTGTAATTTGGTCTGGCAAGAATGCGCCAACTGTTTGACCAACCTGGGTGGCAAGAGCCTGACCCATTGAAACCTTCTTGGCTTGCTCTCTAGCAAATCTAAAGCTTTGTACAAATCCTTTTGTTTGACCTTGACGTGCTGCTTCAGCAGCAAGGAAAGGTGTTGCAACTGTTTGAGTAACGGCACTTACCATACCGCCAACTTTTTCCATTACATTAAGAGCAGGGTTAACTAAGAATCTAAATGGACTAGCTTGAGCTTTTTCTATTCCACTGGCAATGCCAGCACCAACTTTTTCTTCTACCTTACCTACAGCAGTTTTATCTAATTGTTCTTTCTTAAATTCATTAACTCTGCTTAAAGGGTTAGGCGTAGAAGTTGTGCCTGTTTCAGCTCTCCAGTCATCCCATATTCCCATTCGGATTAATTTCCCTTCCAGCAGTTAACTCTTCTAATAATGCATAACGATCATCATCTGATTCAAAATCAAATCGTGCTAAATCCCATGCAACTGGTGCTAATTCAAATCCCAGGTACTCAAGATTCTCTTCAAACTTTTTAAATATTTTCATCTATTTGACTTTTTAGATACTTAGTAAATGCCTTCATAGTTCCAGTTGAATTAGGTGAATCAGCAAATGTCTGCATCAACGGAAGGTATTTAGATATCATGGACAAATCAGCAATTTGTGTTTCTGCTGGGTTTGGTAAATTAAGTATTTCTCTACCAGGACCAGGACCAGCATTAACCCCAGCAGTAACAAACTCATTTGGTCTGCGGGTTTCCGCACCTAATGGAATAATGTTTGCTGAAGGATCTTGTGCTTTAGCCATAGGAGCAGATTTTTGTTCTGCTAAAAATTGCTGTTGCTCACCATATGCTGCATCTGGTAATCGTTTCGCACCTTGTGCTGGAGGCAAGTCACTTCGATTAGACATTGCCCCAGGCATAGGAATAGCAGCAGGATTAACCATTGACATAAGTTACCTACTTCTTTTTAGGACGATATGGAACAGGACCCGCATAACCACCAGTAGGAACTTTTCCTTTTGATGGAATATTTACTTGGGTATTTCTGTAGATCTTTCTTGGGTCTTTAATTTTCTTATTTGCTGCCATTAACTCTGAAAGAGTTACGCCAGACTTTTTAGCAATACCAGATAATGTATCTCCAGCATTTACTCTATAGGTAGATCCACCTGCACCTACACCAACAAATTTACCTTGACCAGTAATACGTGGTTGATTACTTCTTGCTTCTGGTCCTGGAGTTTTAGCAGCATTAATCTTTGCTTTCTTAGCACCTGCTGGTTCTTTTGTTAATGCCTGTAATACTGGTTTACCTAGTAAACTTGCAGCAGTTATGGCTAATCCAGCCTTGCTTGTAAATAATTTACCTGTTGATTTAGCAGCACCTAGTGCTGCGGTTTTAAATGCAGCTTTTGCGCCAGCCTTTTTAGCAGCAGTTTTAGCAACAACTGGACCTGCTTTAGGACGTACAGCAAGTTCCTTACCTGGAACGTTTGGCTTAGATGATACAACCGTTGATTTTACTTTAATAGGAACTGGCTTAGAAGCAGTTGCGGCTTTTTTAGCAGCTACTGCAATAGGTGCTGCAGCTTTAGCTGCTACCTTTGCACCTTTTTCCTGACGGAATAAAGCTTTGTTAAGTGCAGACTTTGGTTTGATGCCTTCTTTAATAAACTTGTCGTACATGGCTTTACCTTCTGCATTAAGTTCTTTACCTGCAGCAAAACCTTTTTTAGAAACTGGTAATTTTTTATCGGTTGGTAATCCTGGCTTCTTAGCACCTGCTGGCTTCATAGGTGTTTTCTTAGGTAATCCTTCACCTTTTTTAGCAGGCATATTTTTCTTTTCTTTTGGCTTACCTATTACTTTTCCTTGTGGCTTTAACTCATTAACAGTTACTGCACTGCGAACTTTTCCAGCCTCAGTTACTTTAGGTGCTGACTTGCCAGCTTTTTGTGACTTAGGTTCAGACATTCTTTTTTGTGCAAGTTCTGCAGCTTGACGATCTGCCTTAGACATGGCTTCTAATTCAGCCTTATCATAAGGATACATTCTTAATGCTTCTGCTTTAGCAGCAGCACGATCACGAGCCATGCGCTCTTTCGCTGTTTCGGTAGGTTTAACATTAACTTTATTACCTTTGTCGTCGGTAATATAACCCTTCTTAGCTTCCGCTTTCATTTCCTTAAGAACTTCAATATCATCTTTAGAAAATTTTGTAAAAGGATCTTTTAAACTTGCTTTCTTTGCACCGCTAAAAGCTTTTTTAGCGTCAACTTTGGCAGCCTTACGTGCCTGCCTGAATTTCTTTGGAGTCTTTTTGGCTGCCATTGTTATCCTTTACTTATAAAATGAAATTACTTAACTTTGTTGTTGTTGCCTTTAATGCCTTTAGGTGTAACACCTTGCTTTACTAGTCCGCCACCTTTAACAGATCCACTGTTCTTCTTGCCTGCGTGACCTGGGTGAACTGGAGCTTTAGCTGATTTTCCTTGCTTTCCGAACATTTGTTTCTCCTTATTATGCTGGTATTTGACGAGTAACTCTCGCTGATAGATTTGGATTTCCTCCACCAGTTAAACCTGCAAGAAGTTCTTGCATTGCTGGTCTACCTTGTGGAAGTTGTGGTGCTTGACCACCAGCCATTGGCTCAGGACCTGCTGGTACTTCTGGCATTCCTGGTTGCGCTGGTTGTTGTTTTGGTGCTGGTTCTGGCTTAAAAGCATTTGCTACTGCATCTTCAAGAGGAATACCCTTTTTACGATCAGTAATAACACTTGCCATTTTTTCAACAATCTTCATTGGATCTTGACCTTGCATTACCATTTGTGGAATTGCAGCAGCCATAGAAGATACGGATGCCTTAAGCGAATCACGCATTTCTTCAATGTCAATTGCTCTCTCTTCTTCACCAGCATTTAGTGAGATAGGAAGGTTGCGACGCAACATTCCTCGAGAAATTAATTTATCTCCTCTTGCCTGTAGACCCCATACCAAAGCACGGTTAGGATCTAAACCTGCCATCAAACCGTATTCAACGGTTACACCATAGTTACCATTGATATCAGAACTTGGCTTGTATTTTAATTTGTATGGAACTCCGTTAGCTGTTGCAGATACTTCACGACTTAACTCAGGGAAGTATGCTTCATCAGTTGCAAAGGCAAATGAGATTGCTTGACCAATTGCTTCGCCAAGGATTGATTGATAAATTTTAACTTGAGAGTCGTACCCAGCCATAAGTGCTTTAACACCCTGACCTGTAACAACTGAACCTTCAGCTTGTCCTGCACGAGCTTGAGGAAAGCGAGTTCCTAATTTCATTTCATCTGCTAGAACATTGTTCTCAGCAAATGCATATTGAGGTACGTCTAGATTAACCCTACGAATTTTCTCAGGACTGTTCGAACGAATGACCGAATCAGGACCAATGGATAGAGAAGTAACATCATTAGGAAGAGCAAGGGGAGCTTCAACAGATTTTTGAACAGCCTCCATCGTAAGAAGCGCAAGTCTTGCTTTCGCTGCATACACTGGCAAGACGTCATCAAATTGTCCTCTGGCTTCGCCATCGAGCGAAGGACGTTGAGCAATTGCAACTGGAACTGTACCTGTTTTGTTCGGTGTTGTCGCAAGAACTAAACCTCCACGATCTGGTAAAAATAAAACTGTTTTGTCTTTATCTGTCCAACGGACAACCTGTAGTAATGAGTTGCCATCACCACGAGTCCATGCACCAGATTGTAAAATTTGATCGGCGTACTCTGGGAAGTGTGCTGCTAAATCACCTGCTTTACGGTGATATAGCCGAGCATAAACATTAACTACACCGAAACGATCTTGATCAAAATATGCACCCATAGAGTTTTCAATATGGATGTGTGGTCTCTTATCTTTAAAGTTTGGTTCAACTCTAATAGGAACGAAACCGTATGTTGCTAGTTGGTCTGCGCCACGCAGTAACTCTGTACCTAGTCTGGATGCTGCTACATAGTAGTTAGCAATCTTTGTACGCTTGTCAGCTTTGGTACGCTGGTTATCATCTAATGATGAATCCCCAGCAGCAGTAATGGTAGGTAGAACACCGACTTGTTCAGAAACATCTCGAGCAACAACATCAATAAGGTTGGCAATGATAGGACGTGACCATACTCCTTCAGGAAATAATCCTTGGAATACCTGATCTGCTTGTCCTGCTCTTACTAGTGCCACCTCACGCATACGTCTATCACGTTCGGAGTTACGAGCTTTTAATTGCTCAAAGGCTTGTTGTAAATCTTTCATTAATGTCACAATCTCGCAGTCCGCTGCGCTGCAGCTAGATCATCTAAGTTGATGATGTACCGAGACTCGATGTCTCCTCTAGAAGTAAATTGGTTACTTAAAAAGTTAGGTACATTTGCTGAAGTAAGTAAAGTTTCTCTTGCTACGATCTCACAGAACCACAGTGCCATGACTGCGTCCATCTTGAGTTTCTTGCCTTGTACTCCTGGTTGCCAGGTTACAAGTTGTTCGATTAACTTCTTTACGTGTTCATTCTTCGAGCTATCTGGCAATTCAATTAAGTTATCGTCAGCATGCTTAAAGTTATTCATGACACCATCCCGCTTGGTAATGGTGCCGAATAAAGGAGCGAGTGAGGCTACGCCGAACTCGGGATCCTGTTTATTGTTTCCTGTGTAATGAGGTCTATAACTAACACCTCGTGTTGACAGGAAGTTACGAATCTCTTCGTCTTGTGTAAGGAAAAGCTGAAAAGCATTTGATTCCACAATGACCGTATGCGGTTTATACGCATCGGTCCACTCCTTGATAAGAGAACGGATTGCTGCAGGTGTAGGGGCAGTCATGATGTGAACATCCATGACATAGCGTTTATGTGACCTGCGGTCAACCGCATAGGCGATGGCAGCGGTATCTCCAGACATTGCTGGATCTATACCAATGACTCTAAAAAAGTTATTAGAGTTTTCAGGATGACCTGCTGCGCCTGCAACCAAAGCACCCGATTTTCTCATTCCGTTTACTGCGCCTCTGACGCACATCGGGTCGAAGATTGCATTCTCCGCAATATCGAGGTTCTGGTAAACCAGTGACCACTTAGATGGTCCTGCCTCGTTTCGGACAGCCGTTAGACGCTGTCCTGTCCATCGATCAAACATTCCATCTTGGTCTGGGACATCATCCTCAGTAAGTGGTTGTTCAGATTTCTCCCAAAGAGTTTTCCAATCCTTTGGATCGTCTGCGTATTCTAAGACCGCAGGCATGGACAAATATGACCAAGGAAGTACACCATCGGTGTAGTGGCTTGGGTTTCTTAATTCTTTATATAGATCAACTGCTGAGACTCTGGTACCAACTACCAAGAGTTGACCGCCACCAGGCGGAAGACGAGAGGCAACTTCTTGCCTAATCCATTCTTGTTGCTTAGACCACTCTGAAGCATTACTCAGAGTGACCACGTCATCGAGGACGATGAGATCGGCACGGTTACCATAAACCTGCCCGCCCATTCCTATAGCTTCTATAGTTGGGTCTTTAGCATCTGACTCACGTACGTCGCCACCAAGATATACCTTGGTAGCCGACCACTGGTCGGCGGTTGCTTTATAACCATCGGCTGGACCAAAGGCTACCTGAAGGTCAGCATACCGAGGATGCGTCAAGCGTTGCTTGATCGCATACAAAAACTTCTTTGCTTGTTCCTGTGTCTTGGATATAACCATGACGTTAATGTTGGGATTCTTAACTACTCGATAAGTTACGTAGTTAATTGTGATGGTCATGGTCTTAGCATGGTTGGGTGGTACGTTTACCAAGAGGCGGGATAAGCCCGCCGATCCCTTTTCATAAACCATGGAATCATGTAACCAGGTTGGATCTTTACCTTCCAACATGGATACCACATTAAGCATATGGAGTGGTACTTTGGTACCAAGATACTTTTCAGAGAACTCTGCAAAATCAGACAAATTGGACCGAGCTTCACCAGCGAGGTCCTGTGTTCTAAACCGAGCATTATCTATTAAAGCTGAGAAGCCCTCGGCTTCTCGGCGTTGGGTATCATACCAAGATCTAGATCTACCAATAACTTTTAAACCATCAGCAATAGTGCGCCCTTGGCGCACCAAGAGGATAAGTTCTTTCCTTGCTTCTTCTGGTGCTAATTGTCTTTCCAACGTTCCTCCAGTGCCTGTAGGGGTCCACAGGGGTCTGGACAGAAGTATCCCCACTGTTATATACAATCACTTAACGGCAGGCTTAATGCCTGCCTTAGAAGGCTCAATAAGTATTTCGCCTTATACTTATATAGGGGTCTAGAGCGTCGGCGTGTTTCAAGAGCAAATTAAAACTTTTTTTCTTGGTATAACAAAAGTGCTGGTCAGAGTAGGTTTTCTGGTGAAAATTATTTAGCTGATAGTGGGGGGAGGGTGGGGGGCGGTGTTAAACATGGTGGGGGTCGGCTAGGGCGAGCGCATAAAAAAAGGGGCAGAGGTTGCCCCCCGCCCCGCCGAAAACTGTGCTCAGAGTTGACAAAACCCCACGCTCTGTGCTATCGAGCGCAGGGCTTCGCCTGACTATCTATAGAGGCTTGCGTGTGTGTGTAGTGGTGCGCCCACTGTTGAACACTATGCGAAGAGCCTCATTACCTCCGCATGCGATTATGTCAAACACGATACCAACATGCTTACCTTTACGAACCAAATCGCCTGCGTGTGCTTGTGATAGTGAACTGATTTCGCTATCAGGAACATGCTCCAGCGTAGGCACATTGTAAAACGCTTTAACCTCCGCAATCTCTGCGGTTAGGTCTGCGAATAGGTCTTCATTTGCGTATGTATTCATCTTGCTGTCCTTTCAGACTTGTTGTTGAGACCACCTCAACCAACACCGAGAATTATCTCATACCTCCAGCCCAATGTCAAACACTGAGCGTAAATAGACGGAGTGTCGGCTCACTGTGCGTGTATGTCATGTCATGACATGTATGCGCCAGCGTATGTATGAAACCCCATATGCGGGCGCATGTGCGCCCACTGTGCGTGAATTGACGGATGGGCAAGTGGCAGGTGATACACGCCTGAGCTACGCACACGCATGTCTTTTCTTGATAACAGATCGAAGATCTGTTTGATAAAGGGGGTCAAATCAAATCGGTTTGGCAGATTAACGAAAGGAACACCATGAGAACAGTTGAAAGTAAGACACTAGTCGGCGTCGTTAAGAACGGCGTTGTTCATGTAGCCAAGGCAGATGACAAGCGTGTCTTCGCCAAGGTTCGTATCACCACTAACACCGCCAAATCTTCTAAGAAGATTGAGGCAATTCTATC